AGCAAGACGTAACGGTTACCTATGAGCTTTACAAGAAGCTTATGAAGATGTCTAAAGGTTTCTCCCAGGAGTCATTAGACCTGGAGCATGAGTTAGCTGAGATTTGCTACAGAGTGGGCAACAATGGGTGGACCTTTGATGTTAAGGCAGCAGAGAGTTTATACGCTGATTTAGCGACTACCAGGATAGCTCTTGAGAAGGAGCTGCTTGAGCTGTTTGAGCCCTGGGAAGTACACACTGAGTTCGTTCCTAAAGTGAACAACAAGAGTCGTGGATACGTCAAAGGAGAGGTGTTTACGAAGGTCCAGGTTATAGAGTTTAACCCTAACAGTAGAAAGCATATTCATTACTGCCTGGTTAAGAAGTACGGTTGGAAACCTAAGTCATTCACCCCCAGTGGTGAGGCTAAGGTAGACGAGACTGTGCTGTCTCAGTTGCCATACCCAGAAGCTAAGAAGCTCTCCAAGTTCATGTTAGTACAGAAGAGAATCGCTCAGTTAGCTGAGGGTAGTCAAGCCTGGTTAAAGTTGGTGGGTTCAGACGGTAAGCTACGTCATACCATTGTCTCTGGAGGAACAATTTCAGGAAGGGCAGCACACCGTGGACCTAACGTGGCCCAGACGGTTTCAGCCAGGGCAGCCTACGGTAAACCTATGAGAGAGCTATTCACAGTGCCCCAAGGATGGCACCTATGTGGTGGTGACTTATCTCAGTTAGAGCTTAGGTGTTTAGCCTATTTTCTTGATGATGGGGGTGAGTATGCGGCGCAAGTCATGGAAGGTGATATTCATACCTACAACCAGAAGGCAGCAGGTTTACCTACCAGGGATGCAGCGAAGACCTTCATCTATGCCACAACCTATGGGGGTGGTGACGCACTCATCGGTAAGTTAGTCGGTGGCTCAGCTAAAGATGGCAAACGTCTAAAGGCTGAGTTCGATAAGAATATACCTAGTTTCAAGTCTCTTAAGAACGAACTTTCACAAGCATATAAGCGCGGTTACCTCAAAGGTTTGGACGGCAGAAAGCTGTTCGTAAGGTCAGAGCATAAATGTCTTTCACAATTACTCCAGTCAGCAGGAGCCCTTCTATGTAAGAAGTGGTTAGCCCTGGTTGACCAGGAGATTAAAGCACAGAACCTGGAGAAGGATGCCCTGATAGTAGCCTGGGTACACGACGAACTCCAGATTGCCTGTAGAACCAGAGAGGTAGCACACAATGTCGGTGACATACTTAGAAGAATGGCAGAAGAAGCAGGAACTCATTTCAGCATCTCAAACAAACTCCCCATCGAAGCAGACTATTCAGTGGGTAGAACCTGGTGCGATACCCACTGAGTCAATGGACTTCAGCAATGATACTGAGCAGCTCATAGCTTTCTGGACAGTGTTAGATAAAGCACTCAGGGAAGGCTTCACTGTGAAGAGTAACTTTGCTCGTAAGGCTGCCTGGTACATAGCGGTCTGTGCAAGCAGCGGTCTAATCACAACAGAGGTTGACTACGAGATGTTTGGTAAGAGTTGGTTAATTACTGATGATGGCGTTGAGTTTCTGGAGGGTGTCGATGAACGTATTAAAGAGCTTCTCTAGTGACAAAACCACGCTACTTATCGATGGCGACTTGTATCTTTACCAGGCAGCTGCAGCATGTGAGTCTGAAACGGACTGGGGAGACGATATATGGTCCCTCACCTGTGACGTAGGTGCTGCCAAGAAGATGTTTAACAGTCGTCTTGAGACTTTCAAAGAACGCCTAGATTCAGACGAGATTCTTGTTTGTTTCACGGTAGGTGACAACTTCAGAAAGACTGTGCTGCCTACCTATAAAGGAGGCCGTAAGAAGACCAGGAAACCAGTCGGTTATAAGTACCTGGTAGGTTGGGCCCAAGAGACCTATAGCTGCCATATCCAGGACACCCTGGAGGCTGATGACATCATGGGCATACTCCAGTCTGCTAAGACTCATCCAACTTGTATTGTGTCCGATGATAAAGACATGAAGACAATACCAGGGAAGCTGTACAGACCTATGGCTGACGAGCTGCTTACAGTATCTGAAGCTGATGCCAACCACTACTTCCTAACGCAATGTCTTACTGGAGACTCTACCGATTGCTATGACGGCATCAAAGGTATAGGTCCAAAGAAAGCTGAAGTCATCTTAGGCAATCATCCTAGTTGGGACCAGGTACACCAGGCTTATATTAAGGCCGGGTTAACCAGGGAGGATGCAATAGTCCAGAGTCGCTGCGCCAGGATACTAAGGAGCTGCGATTGGAACTGGGATACAGAGACGATAAACATGTGGGAGCCAGGACGATGAAAGTAACTAAAGTATCGAGCTTGACTGGTGTCACTCATCAACGAGAGATTGAAGCCACCCAGGAACAGCTGCTACGCCATGCTAACGGTGAGTTAATACAGAATGTGTTCCCAGATCTGAGTGCAGAGGACCGGGAGTATCTGATGACAGGGATTACCCAGGAGGAGTGGCAGCAGCTAATGACCTGTGAGAATTGTGATGACTGAAGACACCCTGATGCTAAAGATTGAGGGTCATGACAATGCAGTCGTGGGCCTCACCTGTAACACCCAGGGTAATCCTGTACTGGTCTATTCAATGGGCCTAATCATCGACAACCTGGTCACCAACGACAACATGACTATGGACGAGGCCCATGAGTTCTTCTGGTTCAACATTGCCAGAGTAGTCATGGGTCCTGAGACCCCGGTCATCATCCACCTAGATAATGGAGAATACTTCAATAATGAAATTAACGTGGAGAGAAGCACTGCAGCTGAAGAAACACTGCACTGAACAAACAATCACCGCTACCAACTACTTTGCAGGACTGGAAGACGGTGTCCAATACAAACCTAAACATCATATTGGTGAGCAAGCTGAACGTGCTGCCAATAGAGCCAGGTATAACGGAAGGAGATTCCCCAATGGATTTAAAAGCTAAAGAAGTAGTACCTAACCTAGAGGACCTACGTCAACAGGTTGATTCCCTAAGAGCAGTGCAGAGAACTATGGAAGAGTCTTTAATCTCAGCCACTGGTGCCCTGGATAGAGCTATCGCTGCCTACACAATTCAAATGATGAGACACCTGGAGGTACATGACTGATGACTATAATAATAGAATTTCTAGCAACAACATTCTTTACCTTGTTCCTCGTAGCAACAGTTATCCATTGCTTTCATATACTGAGAGATGGTGGGAGGGATAAGAAATGACGATGCCTAAGTACGGCCTCAATAATGCCAAGCCTGAAGACTGGGACAGAGCAGCCAGGAATGCCAAGGCTGAAGATACCAAGGCAATCTATGCACAGATGGCTGAGGAGGAACAGAGAGAAGACCTAGTCAATTCACCTAGACATTACACTAGTGGTAGCATAGAAACCATAGACGCTATCAAGGCAGCACTCAGTCCTGCTGAGTACCGTGGGTTCCTCAAAGCTAATTGCCTCAAGTATATATGGAGAGAAGGTAAGAAGAGTATCCATAGTAACAATAGTAAGGAGGACCTACTGAAAGCTAAGTGGTACCTGGAGAGACTATTGAGTATCTAAGGACTAAGGTAGGTAGGCAATAGAAGATGCCCGAGAACAACAGTAGCCTCCTTGAGTGGTAGTAACAAAGACTACCGAGGAGTGCAAACTGTTGCACCCGGACACCAACTCCCTAGTCTACATTATCCGAAGGTCAGACCTCGCTAAATAGGTGACCGGGAGATATCAAAGTGTTATCTGAATGAGTATATAAGGTTAACTGAAGGTGCATATATATGTGTCTATAAGTACCTATTTAGTTTTGTCGGCCTATAAGAGATTACACCCAGGTTATGACGGCGTAATAACTACAGAATAACAACCGATAACACTAGTAATATACTGTTGTCCTATGTCAAGCCTTAGTAGACCATCACAACCACTGTCCCCCTCACAGTACTGTGGTGCCTACTGAGGCTTTACATAGACCAATAGTAACCCCAACTACCAAGTGTGAGCTTAGGTCAGCTACAGTTAACTGTAGAGGCCCTGGTGAGACTTAGGTGGTCTTGGGTGAGACTTAGGTGGTCTTAGGTGTAATACTCCTAGTCTTAGGTGGTCTTGGGTTACTTCCCTATTTATACAACAAAGAAAAGACCTTAACCCAATAATTTTCAGAAGCAAATCCTAATGTCACTAGGTAATCTATTCATCTAGGGCGTAAGGTCAATCGATAACATATCGACTGACCCTGTGACCTTGGTTGTATGTCTATATAGCTAATGCTTTAGGATTCCAGGGACTCCAGGCTGCTGAAATGACCCCCAATGGGTCTAATGGTATATGGATTTCAAAAACAAAGGTAAAGGGTCGACTTGTTGTTGTTGTTGTCGGCCTCTTTCGACGAGGAGGTTCTCATGAGATTTACCTTTAGAAACGACTTTAAGTCCTATGGTTACTTCCATGTCCTCCCAGAACTAGAGATATCCTTCGGCTATGGACCAGAGATACGTTATGTACGTCTGGCATTCCTGACCCACGAAGTCTACATAGACTTACACAAACATCCCCACCCCCGAACATAGGATTACCCCCCAATGGCACTTGAAACAGGTACCTACATTGATAGCCTGGTCACAGCAAACCCTGCGGCTACTGATGCTCTATCGCAGGCTGATG